GCTTAATTTTGTTAGATTGTTTTTAATCTAATTACGGTTGAATCTGTGTAGGTTCTACGTTGCCAGTTACTACGGCAGCATCTACAAAGTACGCAGGAAGTGTTTCTTGAGCAGAAAACACTAAAGTGAATCCGCTTAAGTCACCCATTGCAGCACCTGTAACGATAGTACCCCCTGAAATATCAGCACCGTGAACAGCACCTACTAGGAAATAGTTTCCATTGTAATCCTCTACAAAAACGTGTGGTCTTGCTTTGGCAATAGTTACGATTTCTTGTTGTGTTTCTAGGTCTAATTTAGTAAGAGTAAGGTTTAAGGTTTGCTCATAAAAAGTAGTTCCGTTCTCACGGCTACTTGTAATCGCTTGTTCAAGACTTGAATTTCCTTTTACATCGAATTGAAATAGGTCTGGTGTTCCTGCGATTGCTGTCACTTCTCCTGAAGTTACTGTCAAAGCACCTAAAGTGCCATAGTCAGCCAAATAAACCGCTTTAATACCACCTACTGAATCCTTACAAGGTAATTCACGCCCGGTTGTTAAAGTACACGCCATTTTGTTTTATGTTTTAAATAAAAAAGGGTGGGCAGTTGCGCCCACCCCTTTCTATGATTAATAGTTAAATATTAGTTGTAAAGTACACAATCTTGTGTAACTCCTACTTGCGCACCTGCTGTGTAACGTAAAATCATTCTTACGTTTTGGTCACCCAAAGTTTCAGAAGTATCAATCAAACGTACTTCGTTGTGGTCTTCTAAAAGTCCAGTTCCGAAGAACAAGTTAGATTTCTGAGCAGCTACTGCTGTGTTGTCAGCCAATCCGTTAGCAACAAAGATTTTAACACCATCGAAAGCAAGGTTACCCATACCATACCAAAGTGTACCTTTGTTGTCAACCCCGTTAGCACCTGCGTTAGAAGCGATAGAACCAAAACCGCCGAGAGCGCGAACGTATGCTCTGGCGATATTCTGTGATGCATAAATGTAAAGGTCATCTTTTCCGTAAACAGAAGAAGGAATAGCGTCAACGATTTTTCCTAATTCGTCAATTACGTTAGCAGCAGTTACAGTAGTAGCAGTTACATCGTTAGTAGTACCTGCTTCTAAGATAGTAGTGAAACCATCAAATTGACCTGCTGTGGCAGTAGCCCCACGCCAAAGTGAAACTTCAACAGCTTCAGCAACTTTAGCAGCAACTTGAGCGATTAAGAAATCAGCAAAAGAAGCAGGAAGGTCAGCGTAAGCACTCATAGCCATTTCTGAACCGATATAGTCAGAATAGTAATCTGCTTTACACATTTGTAGGTTTACTTGGAATTCCTCAACAGTAAGAACACGCTCACTTAAAGTAATCGCATCTGAAGAAGAAGAAAAGTCACAAGTAGCATCTGCTACAAGGCTACCCCAGTCAAGTTTCTTAACTACTTGCTTGTATTTAACATTCGGTTTAATAGTGATTACATCGTTAGCAAGTGTATTCCCGGAAAGAATAGCTGCTGCGATATACTCACCTGCAAAAGCACCTTCATAGGTAGTGGTGATAGGACTAGCAACAGAAGTACCTGAACCACCTGGTGTAATGTCTCGTAAATTTACTTTATTACTCATTTTAATTGGTTTTTATTTGTTATTTGTTTGAAATACGTTGAAATACTCTCTGCAAAGTTGTATTAGCAGCACGAGCGTTATTAAATCTTGGTGTTACTTTTTCACCTTTTACTTCAGGACTATGCTTGAAGGTTTTTGAAAGTTTTTCTTCTTTTACTTCAGCAGAAAGATTTTCTTCTACTTTTTCTTCTACTACCTCTACTTCCTGAGAAAGTTTAGCTTCTAATTCAGTCACTTTGTTTTGTAGTTCCTCGATTAAAGGATTTACACTAGAAAGAATAGCTTCAACAAGTTCAGATTTTTGTTCCTCAGAAAAGTGTGTTTCAATAACAGTACTTTCTACCACTTTCTTAGGTTCTTTAACTTCACTCATTTCTTCTTCTACTACTTCTTGCTCAACTTCTTCGACTTCATCTTCTACTACTTCTTCAGCAGCGTTGATTGATGCGATTATTCCTTCTTCTTCTACTACAAGCATTGAACCATCTTCCATCATATACTCTCCGACAGGCATAGGAATACGCTCATCTTCAGTAACGATAAATACTGGCTGCCCTTCTGCGAATTCATCCGCAAAAATAACAGTACCATTATCTAACTTTCGGTCTTCAAGTTCAACCCTGGTGTTTAGAAGCGTTTGGATTCGCTTTAACATTTCAGTTGGTTTCATAAAAAACTTATTTATTAATTAAACGATTGATTAAATTATTTTGCATTTTCAAAAAAAGTGACAAACGGTATGTATGTATAATTTACTTTTTGTGTCACCTTTTAGGCTTTCTTCTGAATTATAAACCACTCTACACCATCTGACCAAATAGCGATGCCTTCGTAGTCCTTGTTTATTCTATAAGCCGATGAACTACCATCTAAATTTTGCCCATCAATAGGTGTTAAGTCAACGTGCTTCGAACTTGTAAAAGAACTATCTGCAATAAACCTAATCAATCTATTTGTATTTGTGGTCGCATCAGGTAAAGTATAAATCGCAGTTCCATTACCGCCAGTCCAAGAAAACTTAAACATTCTGACAGTCGTGTAACTTCCCAAATCTACATCTACATCGGCTTGAGCAGTTAAATGCTGTGCTACAATGTAGTTTTTAACTTGATGTAATGTGGCTTTCTTTGTTGTGCTTGATTGTACGATAGGAAATGTCTCATCACCTTGTAAAGCAGAAGCATCGCCTAATTGTGATATTTTTTTATCCATTATAGAAGTATTTTTTTGTTATTCTCTTGCAAGATTAAATCGTTACTTTCTTGTCTTAAATAAAACTGACTCTTTCTATCTACACCGATACCCTGCGCCCAAAGACTACCATCACAACAATCTATGTGATAAGTATTAGTGTCTTTACAATAGCATCCCCTTTTACTCATTGTCTATTTGTTTTAGTTTACTGATTGCCCAATTAATTCCTGCACTTCCTCCCCAGGCATCCCACATTAAACCACCACATCCTTCTGAATAAGGAACATCTTTGTGCTGCTGATGTCTTTTAAAACTTGCCATTCTCGCAATAGTATCACGACTAAGTGGCATTCCACTAGCTAACATCGATGCCCTTTTCTTCCCGGTTGCCTCACCACAGCTTCCCCATCCGTGTTTCTCTACCCATTTTAACGCTCTCTTAGCGTTGTTTCTAGCTGCGACAGGGTAATCGCTATAAGTTTGTAGTTCGTATCTTAGAAGTTCTTGTTTTATCTCTAGTAACTGAAGACCTGCTTCTATTTCTTTAGATAATTCTTCTTTCTCTGCAAAGAATCCTTCAATAGAAAAACCTTTAACTACCCCGGTCTTAACATAGTCGTTCCATACTTCTTCGTTATCTACCTTAACACTTCCCATCCAAGTACCAACAGGTACATCCATTCCGTATAAAGCAGACTTATCTTTTTCCTTATCTTCTACTATCCAACTTTCAACTAAAGTAAGTCCATCGATTTTGTATAAATGCTCAAAGGTTGAATTGTGTTGATTGCCTTTTTGTAGGAATAATTCTGAAGCCTTTCTAATGGTCTTTTTAGTAAAGTAAATATAATAGTCCTCTTTATCGTCTTTTCTGTAAATAGCCTTATTAGGCACAAGTAACGCACCCATTAAGATACGTTTCTCATTGTCTACTTCCTGGAACTTGTATTCCTTCTTTTGGTTAAGTGCGATAAAGTTTTCTTCAATAGCAGGATGCTCTACAATAGAAATAGCATCAATACCATTGTCTTGTTCTTCGTCTATTATTAATTCTATAATGCGCATATCTATAAAACGATTAAGTTTGTGTTTTTGTATTTTACCCTAAAGTGGCACTTTCAACGATATTCCTATCTAAACTTTGTGCCGTTGTTACTTCGTTACTCACCACATAAGCCTTAACTGGTTTTTGTGTTTCTTCTGCTAATAACCCTGCTAACTGATTTGTAGCACCACCACCCACTACATTAAAAGAAGGTGCTTGTGCAGCAGCAGTCACAGAACTTGCACCAGGGGTAGCGACATTAGACTTACCTCTGTCGTTTGGCACTTTAGTAGCTTTAATTGCTTGTATTTGTTTAAAACCAGACGCAACGGCAGCGGCAGCGGCAGCAGC